TGTCAAACTCACGTTATAAAATACATATCAAGATACAACAAAAAGTGGAAAGATAAAAAAGATCAGATTAAAGATTTAGAAAAAGCAAAGCATGTAATTGATATGCAAATAGAATTAATCAAAAAGGATTAATATGTGGTTGAATTTATTATCTTTAGGTGTAAAGACTGCTGGAAAGATTTACCAAAATAAACAAAAAACAAAACAGTTGTTGTCAGATGCTCAAATGCTTCATGCTGAGCGTATGGCGAAAGGCGAGATTGAGTATAAGGCAAAAGTTATTGAAAGTAATGACAATGGTTACAAGGACGAATTTGTCCTTATTCTCGTATCTATTCCTATTTTGTTATTGGGGTGGTCTGTGTTTTCTGACGATCCTGAAATTCGTAATAAGTTAGATACGTTCTTCGAATATTTTTCAAACTTACCTTATTGGTATCAAGCTATTTTTATTGGTGTAGTTTCTGCGATCTATGGATTAAAAGGTGCTGACATCATGCGTAAAAAATAGTAACTTGTCTAATGGACAAGATCAAAGTAGACGCAGTTATTACAAGTTTAGAATTACAACTTGAAGCACCAAACAATCCTTATGGTTCTTATGTGTGTTTTAGGTTTATAGATACTTTTCCAAGTTTTCCTAAAGTAAATGAAATGGTTTCGGAAATTAAAAGTAGAAATGATGTGGAATTGATTGACTATGAATATAGTTATACAGGAATACATGAAGATACTGATTTAAGTAATTTAGAAGTTACTAGAAATTAATGGGGGATTTCTCCCCCAGAAATATTATTTTGTAAGTTTTTCAGTTGCAATATCATTTATAGATTGTTGTTTTAAATGATCGCAATATGAATGTCCGTTTTTAGCTTCGACTTTTGAAAATAGATATAATTTTTTTTTATCTGAAAGTTCTTTTTTAACTTTCTTATACCTTTCATCATTCGTAGCTTTAACTTTAGCAAGTGATACAGAAAGAGATTCATTAGTCATTTTTTCATTAACGACATAATCAAAAACTTCTTGTGCTTGATCTTTCACTTCATCATATGCAATTTCTGCTTTAACTAATCTTTTATCTAAAGCATCAACGTAAGCTATGATTCTATGAGGATCAAAAGTCTTTGGTCTTATTTCTATATACTTAGGCTCGTCACTCATTAACCAAGTTCTCGTTCATACTGATCTGGGTTAAAATCAGTAGGACTTTCTTTAGCCCAGTCAATTTCTTGTCTTGGACTTTCTGGCAACTTATCATCAGTTAATTGATAACCTTGCTTAGCTTGTTGGTAGCCTTGCTGTGGTTGTTGCATTTGGTTTTGTGGAGTGTAACCAGATTTATTATAAGGCTTAACCATATAATAAGTTATTTCTAATTTCATTCCATTGCTATATTGCGTAGGCTCACTTTGAGTTATTTTAGATCCCCATTTAGCAACATAACCCGCTCTAACATATTCTTGTATTTGCGGAGAGTTTAACCAAGCTTGAATATTTGTTAAATCAAACATTTGTTTAGTTAAACTACACTTGAATTGAGCCTTATTAGATGAAGCTTGATATTCCATCTTTGGTGCTCTATTGCCTGTGCTGTACATTGTAAGCGTCAAACCCGCAAAGGGTAGACTTTGTCTTTGTGTTTGCATGTTTTTTCCTTATTGTTTCTGTTTTTATTTTTGTTTATGCAGTTCTTTAGCAATGCAAATATGCATAGCACCTAGAAAAGCATTAAACATTTGTTTATTTAAAGGAAGTTCTTTAACTTCAATCTTTCCATCTTTTTTAGGTAATCTTATGATTAAACCTTTGGAAATTTTAGTTTTAGTTTCTTCCTCATACGCTTCCTTATATGCATTTAACTGTAACGTATAGTCAAATGATATTTGGTTACTTGTCTTAATATCAGCAAGAATTAAATTTCCTTGCTTATCTTTTAAAACAAGATCAAGAGTACCTGCGTAATTGTATTTTTTAGAAAATACTTTCTTTTCTAATTCTACAACTTCATACTCTTGTTTATTCCACCAATCTAAAAACAAGTTCCAACAATTTACAACTTTTTCATCAGATTGATTTGGAATTTTTTTTCCTTGTAGAAAGTCTTCGATCAAACCATGAACAACAGTTCCAACAAGACCCGCATCTTTTTTTACTTCTTCGGTTTTGTTTTTGGCTTTATCTATGATACGTTCTAACTCAACCCTATCAATTCCCCAACCCTCATCAAGTCTATTGTTGATAGCGTTTTTGATTTCTCTGATTGGAGTTGATACTAACCATGATGTTAGTTCGGGTTTAGGAACACCATTACCGCATATTCCTGTTACACTTTCTACTTTCTTTTTCTCATGATAATAAATATGTTTTTCATCATCAAAAGTTAAAGTAAGACCATTTTTTAGTTTATGTTCTTTATACATTTTTATCCTCTAGTTTGATTTGTTTTTTCAATTCATCAATGTTGTAACCGTAATAACAACTTAAAGCAATGAACTTAGAAACATCGGTTTTGATACCTTTTTCGAATTTATATAAATCATAAATTGTATTAAAGTATCGTTTGTTATCCTGTACTACAGCTTCTGCAGTCAGTTTTTTTTTAAGTCGAATATTCTTAAATTGAATACCGACTATTTGATTAAACAACTTAGGGTTTGGCTTCTTTAAAAAATCCACCAACATACCTTTAGCGATATAATCAGATTTGATAAATTTATTCATATCTACCTCTCTAATTAAGAACGCTATGTCCACGGTTATTTAAACATTTTCTAACTAACGCTTCGTACTTTGTATCCATTGTTGGACTAACTGACCAATAAAAAATATTACTAATGAATGTAGTATTTTCTTTGGCGATAGTTTTACAATGTTGTAGATCGTTAGTTATTTCTACAGCCTTAGGCTCATTGAAAGTACCGCTTCTCCCCGCAGTATCAATCACAGGCTTATACGCACAAGCTTGTACGAATAGAATTAAGCATAGCCATTTTTTCATATTTCTTCCTCTCTAGTTTTATTTGTTTTTTGTAACTTCTATAAGATAAAGCTTTAGTAATTTTTGGCATTATCTCATAGACCTCAACGAAGTATGGATTCATATCACTAAAAGTCCAATGACGTCTTTTAGAAATACGATTTATAATATCCATTCTTCTATTCTTTATCGCTTCCGTCTGCGCTATCTGGTTTATTTTCATCTTTTGCTATCTCCATATCTAGTTCAACTATTTTAGCTTCTGTTTTATTTATTTTGTCATTTAAGATAACTCTCAACTCATAAAGAGTAAACAACCTTTCAGTTAGTTTTGCTCTTTTAGTAATATCTTTAAATGCAGTTTTTAAATTAACCATATCATTACTCCTATTGTTACCATTGATACGATTGTAATTGTAAATGCCTTTACATATCTACGATGTATAGGCTTTCCACATACTATCATGATTGCCTTTCATGGTGGGGAATTGCACCCCACCGATTGATTGATTTATATTGCAACTCTCATAGGGTTATTAGAAAACACAATCAAACCACCTAATTCTTGAAAGAATCTGGCTCTGGCATCTGATCTGTTTTCATCATTACCCATATTCGTAATTGCATTTGCAAGATCATACTTTGTAGTAGTAAAAGTATCTCCAACATAATGATTTAATCGTTCGAAGATTTGTGCTCTTTCTTCTTGCGATACACCATGTCTTTTAGCAATCTTTACAATTTGATGTGAGTTGATTTCTTCTTTGGTAGATTTGTATAATCCATCAAAGCTTTCATCCCAAACATCTTTACTAGCAATAAGATCAATTTGTTTTTGCATCTTATCAATAATTGTAATGTACTGCTCGTCTTTAGTTGTATCAATTACAATTTTACCAACGTGTCTTGAATAAAATTTATTCAAGTATCTTGGTGCAACCATACCATTCGTACAAACTAATCTGTAAATAAATGGCTGAATGACCAAACTACCAGTACCGATCTCACTATTGGTAATTGTAACACCACTTTGTACTACGTCACCTTTTTTAATCTCACCTTCCATCTTTGGATTTACAGCAGTAACGTTAAGTGTATCTCTATCGTAATTTACATACTTAAGTTCCATACCTAAATCCATAAGTTTGTTAAGGGTATGATTAGCAACAACATCGTTATCAATTCTTTTGTAACGATTTGAACAAATTGCTCTTGCTTCTTTAACAGTTTCGTATGGAGAACCATCTGGCTCAACTTCATACGTTCTAAGCATTAACTCTTTATCTTCACTTTTATTAATCCAAAAGTTAAGATTGTGAGCAACAAGTTGTTGAGAAATAGGTAGACACTTTTTAATATATTGTGTACCAATTCCTAATCTTCCACACAACTGAATTAAAGAATTATCACTTAAACTAAATTTTCCTCTAGTTAAATGACTAACTTCCATATCAGGATAGTTATAAACATTGTTTTCAGTTATGTTTATGCTTTTCAAATCAACAAGATAATCTGCCTTGTGTTTTGTATCTTCATTAATTTGCGTAAGCATTTTTGTTACGTCTTGTCCTTTTTTCATTTTCGTTCCTTTAGTTATAATTGATGTGGCTGACATCATCAGTACTTACCAACCAAGATAAGTAGAGGCGGGAAATGATCCGCCTTTCGTCTTACATCATTAAATAATCTATCGTCCATTTGAAACCGCCTAAAAAAAAATAAGCGAACAACAAACCTAGAAGCACATAATCTAAAGCGTCTAAAAATTTTTTCATTAAATTTCCTCAACTTTCATTTTGATTAAAGGTGCTGAACCATAAAAAGATTTAATAAAAACAAAAAATTTTTTAATGGCTTCTTCAATATTTTCTGCTTCTATTGTTCTTTGATCTTCTAAAGAATCATCTACTCTCAATTTCCTAGACGAAACAAAAGTGAATTTATATTTTTTCATTTTTTCTCCTAGTTAGTTTTTCGTATTTTAGCTAACATCATCAGTACAACTTGCTAAAGGTTGTAGAAACTAATTTAAAACAAACTACATAGTCTAGAAAAAATCCAAAACAATGCGAGGCTCTCCATAGATTAACGAACAACTTTGTTATTGCCAGAACGGGGGTGGAAGCCGTTTTTATCGAACAAAGATACGAGGGTCAAAACTTAGAATTAACCGCCTATGGCTCTGAATCAGTTTTTATATGTTTAAAAAGTCGAGTACCGATTTAACATAGACTTATTAAAAAAGAATATGACTGATTTGCCAAAAATCGCAAAACGTTTTATTTCTAGCAAATATTAGCGTTTTAGTAAAAAAATAATAAATTATTCAAAGTTTTTGACGATTCAAAACACTCTTATTACGATATATAGACTTATATGTTCAAATCGGTTAAAAAAGTTGTGAGTGATTTTTTTTCATTTTCGCTCTCTCTAGTTATATGGGGTGGGTTTTTACCGATTTCCCACCCCCTAACCTCAAAGGAAAATCATGGATAAAAGATTTAAAATAGCTTCAATGCTTGTTGCTTATCGTTATGCAAAAGGCAAAACTCAAATGCAGATTGCAAAAATATTAAACGTAACTTTTCAGCAAGTACAAAAATTTGAAAAAACAATTAATAAAATTGATGCAATAAAATTATTAGTATTTTGTGAGGCGTTGGATATTCCGTTAAATCAATTTCAAATCGGAGATCCATATCAAGTTATAGATGGTGCGGATATTTCAATTCTCATGAAAGAAAAAGCAATGTCAAAGATTGACGAACTAGAGGAGAAATATAATGATAAAAGTAGAAGTGAAAAAAATATGGTTGGGGAAAGTATCAGTCCGAGAGCATATTTATAAAAAAGCTTTAAGGAAAAAAGAATCGCTAGGTATTACATACGGTAACGAATACATGTTTATACCTTACGATAAATTAAAAACTGCTAAAATTTTTACTGATCAAAGTTTTAAAAGTAAGTTTGACGGTAAAGAATATAGACTTGTAGATTTTGAATGGAAGCCTTATAAAGAAGAAAATACAAATCAAAGGAGTTTATTATGAGTGGCGAAGATTTTTTAGACATTCCTAAAACTGATGAAACTCAACAATCTACACCTGAAGAACAATATTTTTCAAGATCAAAAAATACTTGGTTGTATGTTTCTGATATGTCAGATATGCACGTTCGTAGGGCTTTCAAAAGATTATTGAGAATGATTAGATTAGGTCAGTTGATAGAACTTTCTGACTATGATGGAAATAATAAGAGTAGTTTTGTTAAAGATGAATTAGATTCAATCATACATCATTGTGAAAAAATCAAACAAAAAATTTCAGAATGAAGTTATTAGTTATTT